AACGCTATGCTGAAACACACTCCGATTATGGAGATGACGTTAAGGCCAACGCAAAGAAAGGCATTGAACTAAACGAAAAGAACGGCAATAAGTGTGCAACTCAAACAGGAAAGGTAAGAGCGCAACAACTTGCTAATGGTGAAGCTGTTAGTGTTCAAACCATAAAGAGAATGCACTCCTATCTAAGCAGGGCTGAAACATACTATGATAACGCTAAGAGCCAAAACGAATGTGGTTATATCAGTTACCTTCTATGGGGTGGCAAGTCTGCATTAAGCTGGTCAAGGAATAAACTTAAAGAATTAGGAGAACTATAATGGCCAAACATAAGTACGTTAAAATATCAGACGTTAAACTTAACCCAAATAACCCACGTTTGATAAAAGATGACAAGTTTAAAAAACTGGTTCAGTCAATTAAAGACTTTCCTGAAATGCTTGACATCAGGCCAATAGTGGTTAATGCTGAAATGGTTGTGCTTGGTGGAAACATGAGGCTAAAGGCGTGTAAAGAGGCAGGATTAAAAGAAGTACCTATCATTATGGCTGATAATCTTACGGAGGAACAACAACGTGAGTTCTTAATAAAGGATAACGTAAGCGGTGGTGAATGGGACTGGGATATGTTGGAAAATGATTGGGATGTGCAACAAATAACAGATTGGGGAGTTGATGTAGGTGGCTTTGATGTAAATGCTGATGAGTTAGGCACTGAGTTTAGTTTGCCAGATGGAGATAAAGCACCGTTTCAACAAATGACATTTACTTTAGCAGATGAACAAGCTGAGCAAATTAAAAACGCAATAGCAGATATAAAGGAAACAGAGGAGTACAAATACGCTGAAACAATGGGCAACGAAAACAGTAACGGTAACGCACTTTATTTAATTATAATGCAATGGGCAGAGCAAAGGAAATAATCGTAAAGGTAATACCTTCAAAAATTGCTAATGAGTTTGTAAAGAAACATCATTATAGTGGCAAGGTAGTGCCAAATAGTAGTTTACACTTTGGTTGCTTTTTAGATGATAAATTACACGGAGTTTTAAGTTATGGTTCAAGTTTAGATAAAAGTAAAACAATAGGCTTAGTAAAAGACACTAATTGGAATGATTATTTAGAATTAAATAGAATGGCATTTGACGAATATTTACCAAAGTATTCAGAAAGTAGATGTATTGCAATTACCTTTAAATTGATTAAAAAAAACGCACCTCAAATAAAATGGATTTTATCTTATTCAGATGGATGCGATTGTGGGGACGGAACTATTTATAGAGCAAGTGGATTTAATTTAACTTTAATAAAAGAAAATAGCGATTTATTTTTATTACCTAATGGAAGTAAAATTCATTCAATGACAATAAAGTCAAGTAAAACATTAATGAATAAATATGGTAATTGGAAAAAATATTTAGATACTGAACATAATGGGTGGCAAAAGATAAAAGGCTTTCAATTAAGATACATTTACCTAATTGATAAAACTTGCAAAATAACTGTTCCAATATTACCATTTAGCAAAATAGATGAAATGGGAGCAGGAATGTATAAGGGCAAAAAAATAACCCTACAAGAACGTAAGGTTAATTTGAGCGGTGAGATGGTTTCAAACCTCGCCTCTAATCTGGATGATTAGTATACTATTTTATACGACCACCGCATTTGTATTACAAATATATAAAAAAAATTAAATAATGGCATACGATAGGAAAAAAGTATTTGAACAAGCTAAGGAGGCAATAACAAAGTACAAGCTGTTCTTTATTGAGGATGTAGTGGCGTGGCTGCCAATATCCAAGCCAACTTTTTACGACTTTTTTGAACCAAACTCTAACGAACTTAACGAGTTAAAAGACATGTTGGAGCAAAATAAGGTGGAGGTCAAGTCGGCACTACGTTCAAAGTGGTTTAAGGGCAACAACCCACTAACACAAATGGCACTTTATAAGTTGATTGGAACGGAGGAGGAGTATCATAGAATTGCCTCAACTAAGACTGAGAATAAGAATATCAATATTGAAAAGCCAATATTCAAAGGGATAAACCTTGACGTTGAGGAAGATAATAATAAATAAAATATGATAAACAATAAAGACACTTCAATTGAAGTAATAACATATCAGGCACTTTTATCTTCAATAGAGGAAAATCATCCTAATGCTTTTAATTCGGTTGATGCTTTAGTTATTGGATTGAATATGATATATAACAAAAAAGTTGAACATAATCTTACAAATGAATTATTTGGCGAATGTGTTGAGGCTTTATTAATAGCTTATTACAATAAATCTAATGCTGGAGGAAACAACAGCGCAACATAAGATTGCCAAACTCCGCAAGCGGATAAGGATAGTAAGGGGTGGCACATCCTCAAGCAAGACGTTCAGCATCTTGCCTATGCTTATAACCTACGCTTTGCAAAAGCCAAAGGTAGAGATAAGTGTAGTTGCTGAAACCATACCGCATTTAAGGCGTGGCGCATTAAGGGACTTTCTGAAGATAATGGACATGGTGGGACTGTACCAAGATGCACAATACAATAAGTCCAGTTTAACATACACTTTTAACAACGGCTCATTTATTGAGTTTTTTAGTGCTGACAATAGTAGCAAGTTAAGAGGTGCAAGGCGTGATGTTCTATTTGTAAACGAGTGTAACAATATAGACTTTGAAAGTTACTATCAGTTAGCAATAAGGACAAGGCGATTCATATATCTTGATTACAACCCTGTTTCAGAGTTTTGGGTGGATACGGAGTTAATGAATGACCCTGATTCCGAAATGATTGTTCTAACCTACAAGGACAATGAGGCCCTTGATGCAAGTATAGTTAAGGAAATTGAAAAGGCTAAGGAGAAAGCGGAAACGTCAACCTATTGGCAGAATTGGTGGAAAGTATATGGCTTGGGTGAGATAGGCAGCCTACAAGGTGTGGTGTTTGATAACTGGCAGCAAGTGGATGTAGTTCCTGAAGGTGCAAAGTTAGTGGCCCACTCAATGGACTTTGGATTTACCAATGACCCGACTACGTTAATAGCGTTATTCAGGCAAGGCGATAACATCTATGTTGATGAACTGCTATACAGAACAAACATGACTAACAATGACATCGGCAACTTTCTGAAGTCAATATCCTTTGGCAGGCAGGAGTTAATCTGTGATAGTGCAGAGCCTAAGTCAATAGAGGAACTAAGGTTGCAGGGATTCAATGTTTTTCCTGCTACCAAAGGGCCTGATTCCATTAAGATAGGTATAGACATCTTGAAACGCTTTAACTTGAACGTAACGAAACGAAGCACCAATCTGATAAAAGAGTTAAGAGGTTATATATGGGAAAAGGACAATGAAGGAAAGATGACTGGTAAGCCTGTGGATATTATGAACCATTGCCTTGACCCTATGAGATATGTGGCCCTAAACAAGTTAAACAACCGACCTTCAGGCAAATATGCCACTATAACAATTTAGGTCTTTATTTCTATTTTTAGTTGATGATAAACTACAATCAACTAACTATTAAGCAGTTTTTAAAGTGCAAAATGATTGCGGATACGGAAACAGACCCTGTATTGCGCAACCTTAAGCTATTGGCTGAGATTGAAAACACTACACTTGATGCAGTTGAAAGCCTGCCTATTGGTGAGGTGGTTAAGAAACTTCAGGGCCTGAGCAACATTGAAACGCTACAACAAGACGCTAAGATTAGATTAAAGTTTAGCATCGGTGGCAAAAAGTATATTATCAAGTGGCGTGAACAGGACTTAACGAGTGCACAATATATTGACGTGAGCCACTTCTGCAAAGAGCCTGAAAAGATTATCTTCAACATCCACAACATATTGGCTTCACTTGCAGTTGAACGTACATGGTACGGCAAGGAGTTAAAGTATGATGGCAGTAAGCATAAGGAAAGGGCCAACCTGTTTTACAATGATATGAAGATTGAAACGGCCTATCCAATCATGCTTTTTTTTTGCAGATACTACAAGGAATTAATAGAAAATATATTAACCTATTTGGAGGGGGAGGCTCTGGAGGCAATGAAGAAGGTATCGGATTTTATGAAAAATGGGGATGGATTGCAACCATCAACAGCCTAAGCAATAATGATAGGACAAAATGGGAGTACTTTTTCGAGATGAATGTAATTGAGTTTTTGAATACGGTGGCATTTTATAAAGACATGAATGAGCAAAGCAAGTCAAGCAGCGGAAGTTGGGAATAAGTTTGGTGATAGGATAGACCAATACACCAATGCCTTTGTAAATATTGCAGAGGAACTGCTTGTTAATTACTGCAACGAGGGTATAAAGCTGATGCGTTCAAAGATTTACAAGACTGCCAGAACAGGAACGAGGTCAACGCTTGCAGCAAGTATAAACTTACAGCCTATTAAAAAGACTGCTGATAGTGTAAGCATAGCCACAACAAGTGATTTAAACTATTGGAAGTTTGTTGACAAAGGTGTGAAGGGTGTAAGAAAGAATAGGGCAGGAAATAGTCCTTACAAATTTAGAACGCTTGGTGTAGGTGATAATATGTTAAAGTCATTTAAAGAGTACATTGCAAGGACAGGCAGTACAGGAATGAGTGGAAAGAAACTGACAGGCAAGAACAAAAAGAAACAAAAGAAAGACATTGAATCAGAGGCATACGCAATGGCAAGAGCCACAAAGAAAAGTGGTATCAAGCCAATGAGGTTTGTAAGGGAGGCTAACAATAAAGAAAGGAACAAGGAACTATCCGATGCACTTTCAACTGCAATGGGTAGGGCAATAATCGTATCAATAAAGAAGTATGGCAATAACAATAAATAACACACCTGCAACACATAGTGCAGCGTATAACCAGATAGTGTTTGACGTGTCAAGTAATAACACAGCTAACACAGGATTTAACTTCCTGATAGATGTTTATGTGGGTGGTGTAAGGGTGAACAGGCAGTTATACCCTAAGCAACCCGGAACAAATAAGCTATTGGTGGACTTATCACCTGTGATTAAGAACTTTGTGCAGTATGACTTTCTGAACGCTTCAGCGTTTTTCAGTTACAACACAAATAGCAAAGCGGAATATTACGTTCAGTTTGGTGAGGCTTATACCGATGCTTCAGGTATCTTGCAGTTATACCCTGACTTATCACGTTCACCAAGTTCAGGTAGCCGTTATGCTTATAATGCGGTGTTTGACTTTGAGGATTTCAGCAAAAATGCCTATGCTAACTTAGATGTGGCAAGTGGATTTGTGCTACAAGATAGTAATATGAAGTCTTATTGTGGGCCTAATCAGTTAAAGACTGTAACATACTTTGCACCAAACACTTCAATATTTGGCCCTAATGTAAGGGTAACTCAATATGATAGTGCAGGTGTTCAACTTGCTACAAATAATCAAAGCATAACTTATTCAGGCACTACCTACGTTTATAACATCAACCCAAAGTTGGTAAGTGGTTTTAGCCTTAATGCAAATACATCTTACTACGTTGTAAATTTTTATAACAATGTGGGTTTTAGTGAAGTTGTTTTAGCAACATACACGATTTACGTTGATAACGAGTGCAGCAAATATGAAACATACAGGCTGCATTGGCTTAATCAGTACGGAGGTTGGGAGGCGTTTAATTTCAAGAAAGTAAGCAGGCAAAGCATACAGGTTAATCGTAACCAATACAGAAAGATGCTGCCTATTAACTACAATACTTATGATAGGTTAAAGACCAACTATAACACAGAGATAGTGGATAACATCTTTGTTACATCGGATTGGGTAAGTGATACTGAAGCCGTTGGTTTAAGGGAGTTGTTTAGTTCACCTGTGATATGGTTAGAACGTGCGGTAAATGATTTTGTAGCGGTGCAGGTAACTGAAACCAACTATGAAACTAAGACCTACTTAAACAACAGCAGGGCATTGCATAACATTACAGCAAACATTGAATTCTCTTATAACAGATACAGGCAGTCATTATGATAAATGAGTTAATAGTATTTAGCGGCAACACGTCTTACAACATTGACCTGTACGACAATGAAACCATTGATTTAACAAAGTCAATAACTGACATCATTGACCCTGAGCAAAGGAAATCAGACTATACGAGGACAATAAAAGTTCCGGGTAGTGCAAATAACAACAAGGTATTTTCTTTCATCTTTGACTTAGGCAGGTTTACTATCAACACTACACAAACCCAGTTTAATCCTGACTTCAATGCAACATTAAAGACAAGTGCTATACTTTACAGGAATGGCATAGTTCAAGTTAAAGGCTTTTTGGAGTTGACAAATATTGTCAAGAAACCTGATGGCAGTCATGATTACGAGGTGGTATTATATGGTGAGGTGGCTGACTTGTTTAAGGACATGGGAGAAAAGAAGTTGACAGATT